TAAAGAACTTCAATATTACCTGCTTCACTGCCTGGAACGTCAATACTCAACTCAATCGCATTTGAATACGTTCCGTGAGCACCAGTAACAGAACCAAATGCACTACCAGTAAAATCCTCTTTAGGAAATGTGGTAGAGACTTGGTTTATAAATGGAACACCGATATATGCGTCAGACATTATTTTACCCCTTATGCAACATCTTCTAGAATTGATGCAACAACATCAACTGTAGCTGCGCTTGCATAGACACGAACTTCATCGTCACCGTTCAACACGACTTTCTGACCAGACACCACTTTCAAAGCACCGCCCGCAGGCACAGGTGCATTCTTAACGATGTGATAACTTGCCGTTGCAGAACTGTCATAAATCTGAACCGATACTTGAACCGCCGAGGTTCCTGTATTTGCAACATCAAGTTCAATCAGAATTGAGTTGACGGCAGAACCATTGTTCGCAGTGTAGACTGTAGTAGGAGACCCACTAGAAGTGCTCACACTTGTTGCGAATGAATTTTTAAAATTGTTTGCCATTCTGATTTCTTCCTTTGTTTATACCTTTATTTATAAGTCTTACCCAAGAGCAATACCCATTGCAACACTAAAACCTTCTGTTGCAACAGCACCACTATTAGTTGGGAATGTTAGTGTAATGCCATTATTATCAATCAGTCCGTTAGAAAGATAGATGTTTTGCCATTCCTTTCCAGATGCACCCAAGTCAAACGTTGCGGTTGCATTTGGCACAATGTCAGATGTTAAATCTGCATTGAAATTGATTTCATCTGTGTCTGCATCACCAACAGTGATGTTTCCACCCAATGTAATATTACCAGTAACATCCAAGTTACCAGTAATGTCAACGCCAGTATTTGTCGTTGCGAGTTTTGTAGACGAACCGTATTGTAGTTCTACCCCACTGGTTGAATCTACATTAAGAACACCAGTTCCATCATGAGCAATGATAGAATTACTACCGTCATGATACAGTTGTAAATCATCAGAATCACCGAACTTTACTCTGTAAGTAGATGGGCCAGTTGAATCATCAAAGTCAATTACGTTAGGCAAAAGAACTGTTGAAAGTCCACTTTGCAATTCTGCAACTGCTTCAATAATATCTGTTACTGCATTACCATTGACAGTGGCAGGAAGATTCGCAATGTCACCGACATCAGTTGCCAGTTCATTGAACTCAACTCTCCACTCTTCAAGAGTAAAACTTGCTGGGGTATTACGGTCTGCCATTAACTTTTATCCACTATTTTCAATAAGAGATTTTTAATTTCATGCATCTCACACTTTAGATTATTTATGTCTCTCACCGCATCCCTCAACTCATCTCTTTGTTCTTTTCTTGCTTTTGCTCTTGCAACAGCAGTCTCATATGCAGACACGTCTGTATTCACTATCGCACGAGAGTTTAAGTCTCTAACGAGGTGAGGATAATCTTTTACTTTTAAATACTCTGTCATATTACGTTGCCAGTGCGATTGCTCTAAGGTCTTTAATACGAGGAGGTTCTGCACAGTTAATACCTTGCATACGAATCTTAATTGCGAATGCAATAAATTCAGAAAGGTTACTTGCAGAGTATTCTCTCTCAATGAAATCATCAATGTCCACAGATGCGTTTACATTTGTATCTGGGGCACCAGTATCATTAAAGTATGTCCAACCAATTTCATCAAAGTCAGATGCATCGTCTGAACGAAGAACTTTATACATGACTTCAATTGTCGCACTATCAAACTTAACTGCATCCAAGAATACTTTAATAGATGTAGCAGGAGTTTTCAACTGTGCCTTACGAGTGATATAGATTGCCTCATTTGAATCACCATCTGGTTCTGTTGCAGAAACAAATTCTGCGGCAGGATATACATCCGAAGAAGTATCCACATTATCCAAACGGTTAGCAACTGCAACCACTGTTTTTCTATCCAAGTCAACAATAGGTGACAAGTTTTCTTTATTAGAAGTCATCGTAAAGATAAGTTCAAAAGATTTATTACCAGACAATTCGTTTGTTTCGTTTACTGGTGAACAAATAATTTTAGGGTCTTCAAAATAGAAGTTATCTGTAATTGGAACAGTCTGTGCTTGTGACAGTGATTGTTTAACAAACGACTGTTGAGAACCACTTGGAGATGTTCCAGAAGTTGTTCTTGTCTTTGCAGAAATACTTGTATCTGGATGTTCAATTACTGGAACCAGAGTTTGCATTGTATCAAGCAATGCGTTCTCAGTTGCAGTTACAGAACTTCCACCCTTTGTTCCATCAGATGTTGCAGCAGTTGTCGTTGAAATAGTATACGAGTCAATCTGAATATCTGCAATACCTACATGTTCTTTATTGATTTCTGTCAAAGGAATTCCATTCAACATATACAGTTCAACCGTTGCACCACTACTATGTGCGGCAGCAGTTCCTTCAACTGCACGAGTCATTGAAGAAATAGTTGTTCCAGAAATTGTTCCAGACATAACCTCAGAACCAATCTTAACATGAACAGTTCCAGAGTTAGGGAAACCAGTATCAGAAGTCAAAGTCAATGAAGTTGCAGAGTCAGTAATCGCACCATTCAATGTTGTTGAAACACCAGAAGACACACCAGCAATTATTACGTTGTTTGAAGACGAATACATGTGATGGTTTGGATGAGCAACCTTAACTTTCTGAACACCATTAAATGTTCTAATTGGATTTTCAGCAAGGGTCTTGACAGGAAGTGCAGCATTTGTTAGAGTAACAGTTGCAGTCTTAGACGTGTCAAAAGATGCACGATATAACTTGAACTTCAAGTCTTCTAAGTCATATGCACTCCAAGTTGTGTTGTTCTGTGACTTGAAGAGAACACCCAAATATGGTTGTTCAGATACAAGACGTGAACCACCCACATCAGTTTCACCCATTCGTGAAATCCATGCAAAGTATTTTTGTGAATCAGTAAAGATAACGATACAGTATTCTACACCGTCTTTAACATATACTGGTTCATCAAATGTAAATGTTGTCGGAACAGATGCATCATCCGATAGAGATACATCAGCAGGTTCAAGTGTCTTAGAACCAAATGGAAGAACCTTAGTTGTTGGATAACCATTATCCATCTCACGAATCTGACATGTAACTGGAAGGTCTTCATCCTTACCTTGGAAGAAGATATCAACCTTAGTCAAATACTCACCACCCTCTGCCTGAGGCATAAAGGATTGTGCAAGTGGATCCCACCATCCTACAACATCGTTTCTTCTATCTGTTCTAGTAACATTCTCTGATTGAGAAACGTTACGAACTTCAACTCTTGCGTTACGAGTTGCAATAATAGTTTCTTGAACTGTATTCAGAATACCAGTTGCAGAATAAATTGCTTGTGCAAATGTTTCTGGTTCTGGGTCAGTCTGGTTTGTTTGTGATGAAGTCAATCTAAAGACTCTATCACCAGTTCTAAATCTTGGGTTACCATTTTGATTTGGGTCTGGAATTCTAAATGTTCCTTCAATCTTACCAGCAGCAGATGTGACCAAGTTGTCACCTTCTGAACCACCACTAGGAGTAACCAGTGAATTAACATTTGACTTATCGAAGAATGCATATACCTTTGTCAAAGGTTTCATACCAGTGACAGTGAAAGTAATATTTCTTGCACGAATGAAAGGAATCAATGCACGAGATACAATACGGTCACCTTGTGACTCTGTATCAATCTGTGGAACCACTGTAGTTCTTACACCAGTTCTTGTTCTTGTTCCCTGTTCAGTTGAAACGGTTGTTCTAACAATCGCACGTCCAGGCACAGAACGAGATGCAGCAGAGTTGAACGAATGGTCTCTCCAAGTATTTGAAGTTGATGTTGTTACACCAGACCATTGTGTCTGCCATGCATTCCAAACTGTTCCTAATGCGTTTGCATTTTGAGCAAGGACAGTATCGAAGTTACCTTCTCTATTGATAATCAAATCTGGAAGTCTAGTAGTTTCAAACCACTCATCACCAGAAGGTGAAATTCTACAAATACCCGCCCATGCAAAAGATAGGACAGGGTTAAGGTTTTCAATACGAGTTGCATACGGTTGATTAACTGTCACCGCATGTGTATAAGGGAGTGTCAGAACATCACCAGTTTTTTGATACTGGTCATTTGTTCTATCTGAATCTGTTGTGTTCTCTTCTTCAAGAGTGATACCCTTCATGAAATATTTCGGACGAAGTTCACCATTCTGCATGTCAATAGAGTTTCTGTAATCTGGGTGTTTAACGTTACCAGTAGCATGACCAGCAAAGTTATCTACCAAGAAACCAGATTTGAATCTATCGAAACCATCTGCATCTTGAATTTGAAGTGACTGTGCATCTTTCTCAAGTAGGTTCAATGCAGTGTAGTATTCCATGTTCTCAATACGAGCTTCAAGTTTACCAATGTCACGCATTGTGTATCTACGGTTGTTCACAGAAGTGTATGTTACGTCTGCGATATCTACAACGAAAGCAGGCAATGTAATATCAGAAATCTTCATTGCATCATCAAGTGGTTTTGGAGTTGTTGGTGCTTCAGCAGGAGCACCTCTTACAACCTTAAACTTACCATCAGCAGCAAGGAAGAGTGAGTCTTTACGTCCCACATAGAAATCAAAGTCATAGACAAAGTTTGAGTTATCTTTAGGAATGTTCGTTGTCGAAGAACCTGTTCCAGCAAAAGAACGAGACTCTAAGTTGAACGACATTGAGGTAACTTTGTAAACTGTCTGAGACTGAATTGTTTGAGTTGTTGTTGAAGCATCTGCAACACGAGGTCTGAAGTCAACAGTATCTCTCAAGTCATATTCACCAGTAGGTTCTGCAACCTCTGGGTCAACACGAGTAGCAGAGTATGTTGGAATATCTTTATAGTCAATTGAACTATAAGAGTCAACAGTAAAGAAGTCACCAGTTCCGTGTGTGAAGTAATCAAATACAACCATCAGTCTACCCAAAGGAGTAACCGTGTTTGCTTTGCGAACTAGTCTACCAATATCATAGTAGTTATCTCTCTGTCCAGTGTCAAGAGTAAAGTTTGTAGTAATCAAACGTGACCCTTCTGTGAAGGTATCTAGTGTAGCAGTCTCTCCACTTTCAGCACCAGTGATTGTTTCACTTGCTTCAAATTCTGTATTGTTAATGGACACATATGTGATTGGAGAAATTGTATTTACAATTCTTGCCTTTGCACCAGAGATTGAACCAGTAATCAATTCACCTTTAGTGAAGTTACCAGTTGCACCAGTGATTGTCCACTGAGGAAGAACTGGGTCAGTTGATGCATCTTCTGAATCAAATACTGCCCAAAGTTTATGAACGTCTGCAACACCCAATGAAATTTCTTTATGATGTGCAGAGGTTCCGAATTCGGCACCACCACCTACACCATCATTGTCAACAAGAACTTGATTCATTCTTGTTCTAGTCTTAGACTTTTCGTTGACTGTAGTTCTTGTAAGAGTTGCAACCAAACGAACAGTTGCACCGTCACCAAATGGGGTGTCAGTTGAATCTTCAATCTGAAGAGTTCCAGTTCCAGAACCAGTAACAGACAAGTCTGTGTTTTCTAAATCAATTGCTTCTCCAACTGCGGCACTACCACCAGTTCCAGCAGTAAGGATTGTAAGAACATAATCTCTATTACTAATTGCATTAAAGGTTTCATTAGAACCAGCAGAGAAACTTAGTTCACCCGAAGAGTTAGACTGAGCAACAAAGTTTCTACGAATAGTAACCTGTGAATCAGATACTCCATTGTTGAGTTCTGTCTTGAGTGTCTTGACCGAATTCTTCTGTAGTTTACGAAGAAGAACGTTTTTGTTTTGGTCACGAAGTTGTGCTCTAATTCTTGTTGCAGAAACAGAAGATACAGTATTAGTTGGATTTGAATCCACAGAAATTTCTGTGTTAGTTGTAATTGCAGTAACTCTTCTTTCTTCTAGTGTTCCACCATTACCAGTAGGAATTTTAATGATATCACCAACTTTAAGTTCAGTTGTGAAGTCAGTTTGGAAACCACTGATAATTGAGTTAGAAGAATTAGAAGAAATCAGACCAGCAATTGTGATTGCATTTTCTAATTGAATATCTGAAGTAAAGTCTGGGTCACCAGAATCAGTAGAAGGCATGTAAGTTTGTTTTGCTTCACTGAAATCATTAATTTCAACAGAACTAATTGTTAAGTCTGTATTTGAACCATCTTCCAAAATCTCATCTGTTTCAGTAGAACCAGAGGATGTGACTTTTTCACCAGCAGTGAAGACACCAACAACAGAAGCAACAGTGATTGTTGTTCCAGTTGTAAGTGCAGTCGAACCATCTACTTCATTCTCTACAACATATCCATATGCACCAGAAGTTACACCAGTAATCTTTTCACCAGAGCTTGGGATTGTGGAAGGTGTTCCAGACATTGTAAGTTTAGTAAACATACGAATGTCAAAAACGTATAAGTTAAATTGAGCATCAGAACCAAATGCACCATCTGCTGCAGCAGTTCCAGAGAAGTGTTCATATGCTCTTGCACGAGCAACACCAATCTGTGTTCCAGATTTAGAACCCAAAGAAGTTGTTCTTGTGTTAAACAAACCAAGTTGTCTATAAGGTTCATCAATATCACCAGAGATAAAAGGTGAAATTTCTGGAGAACTGTATGTGTTAGATACACGAATAAAGTTACCAACTTCTACAGGGGTAACAGCAGCATTATAATTTTCAAACGTTCTTGGTTTAAGAACATCTATGTAACGTGGAGCAATTGTTTCAATCTCATAACCACGAACATATGCTTTGCCTGGCGATACTTGAATCGTCATGTAATTATCAGATGCAGCATTCAAATCATCAGTGATTGCGCCTGGGTCATAGATACCATTATTCAAACCATCGTTTGAAGTTTCTCTAATATCAATTTGGAAAGGACGAACAGTGTAGTCACCAGATTCGTCATAAGTTCTACGAGCAAGTGTCTCACCTAAAACTGAGTATTCAGTGTTTCTTGCTTTCTCTTGTATAATACCTTGACTTGTTCTTAGAAGTTCAATGAAGTCATCATCGTCTTCTGAATCCAATGCAAGTTTAGAAAGGGTCAATGCTATCTTGAGACGATGAGCACCTTTTGCATTTACGTTAGATGTTCCAGTAGCATTATCCAAAAGAGTTGAATCTTCTTCTGGAGTTTCAAGTGATTCTGTAATAGTCAAACCAACACGATAAGATGGATTGTCAGAATACTTGTCTAGAATAATTCTTTGTTGAGGAACGTGAACGAAATGTCCACGAACAAAATATACACCTTCTTCAATGTTTGCCGAAGAACCTGTTGCAGTTGCGTTTGCAGTTGCCAGTGTTGCAGATTCAATGTTAGCACCAAAAGAACCTACAGTTCCATTTGCAGAAATGTTTTCACCATTTGCAAAGACTGTAGTAACACCATCTGTTCCTGTGCGAATATATTTTACGAAGAGTGTAATAGGGTCATCTACTGTTGCAGCAGTTGCTTGAATAACTTCAGCAACAACACCAGAGGTTGCACCTGTAATTCTTTTACCAACATAATCATCAATCTGAGATGTGATATCTGTAGACACAAAAGTCGATTGCAGTTTGACTGCATAGTATTCATTTGTGAAACCGATTGCGCCTGGGATGACAACTGTTCCTTCTTTGAACATGTGCCTTCCGTGTCTCTCAATCTGATTCTGTAGAATGGATTGGAGTTGGGTCAGTTCACGAGCTTGGACTGCGAAGCCAGGACGAAACAGAATACGATGAAACTGTTTATCCTCACTAAAGTCGTCATAATATGGATTGACGTTTAGGTTGGTTTTTTGCATTGTTTAGAATTCCACTACGATTTTAATATCTTCTGTTTGGTCAGATGCACGAGAAATAGGTCTTCTATTTTCAACGTAGATAATATCCCCACTGTCTGGTTCCATTTCTGGGTTTGCATAACCAGAAGTGAATGTAAGTGTAGAACCACCAGCAAGTGTCTTTGTATCAGAAGCATTAGATGAAGGTGTTCCTGCTGCACCAGATGATGCACCAGTAATAGCGTTTGCACCACTAAATGCAGTTACATTACCACTACTATCTATACCGTAATTTGCCCACTGTTCTTGCATGAAGTAAAGAATGTTATTGGTTGAATCCCAATCAACAACTCTACCAACTGCACCAGTAGTTGCTTGTGTAATCTTTTCATCTGGTTCAAAGTCTGCACTAGGAGCAGATGCAAAGTAAACGGCATATGTTTGTCTACGAGTCGTTGCAGATGAAACAGTTGTTGTTCCAAAGTTGTAAGGGTTTCTTACAATACCAACTTCTCTAAAATCGTTTGCGACTGAAATATCATCACCTTCAAACTGTTCTAGTTTGACGTTCATCATTACATAATGTCCACCAAGTTCTGTAACAGCATCGGCACCATGTCCACCCTTTGGTGAAATGATAGGAACAACTGCCCCACCAGTTCCAGCACCCATTGAAGAAGCAGTAGACAACAAAGCATCTGAATATGTGTCAGTTAAATCTACATTCGCAAATGTATATCCAGAACCAGCAGTGTAAACGTTAGAACCTGTAGTCCCTTGAGATGCAATCGCACCACCAGATACAACAATCTCAACCACACCACTTGAACCGTCACCAGTTACAGCAGCATAGTAAGTTCCATCTGTATATCCAGAACCAGCAGTTACACGAACAATATCCAATGAACCATCTACTGCGGCAGCATTAACAGCAGAATCAGTTGCAACTGGAATGAAGTCTGAAGTAACAAACTTTTGAATCTGTGAAGTAGAGAGTTGATACATGTATTGCAATGTATAACCACCCAACTCAAATGGGTCTGTAATTGTTGACGTAGGTTCTGCACCACTATATGCAGTTCCACCATTGTTGTCAAGAACTTTGTAAATCTTATACTCTGTAGTCATGAAGAAATAAGTTCCATCAGTCAGAGTTGTTGCACCAGAAGTTGTGGTATTAGAAGAACTAATGTCATGTTCATACATGTCATAAGTTGTTCCGTTTGTCCAATCTCTACGAGGGACAACATAAGATACATCAGAAGATGAAATGAGTTTTGCACCCAACATCGAATCCCACTTATAAAATTCAGTGGTGATATCGTTTGATGGGACAGGGGGAGACGTATCCGTTCCACCCGAAGTCGTAGTAGTAAAAGGTGAACTCTTACCTACGAACAAGTAATATGTAGTTGCAGCCGCTTCAGAGAACGATTCAAAAAATTGTTCTGCATTATGGCGTCTGAACTTTTCTGTAATAATCGCTGCCATTTTAGTTTTCCATTATTCCTTTTTTTACAAAGTTATTTATTGGGTTACAGATTAAACTTCTCAACAAAGTAATCTTTCCAATAGTCTCTCTTAGTAGAGTCCAAGTTCACTCCTGTCCAGTATGCAACTTCAGCAATTGTTCCGTTAAATGAGTGTCCAGAGTGTGTTGCACGATGCCAGTTAAAGATTGAAACGTTCTCAAAGTTAAAGTTTGATGGATGATTTCCGTTTGTGAAACTTCTTAGAGTTGACCATGAATTGTTTGCGGCATCAAAGTATTCTAAACTGCCAGATAATGTTGTGTTGAAGTGAACAAACATAATACCAGTTTTCGGATAACTGAATGAAGTAGATGCAAACATTTCCCCATAAGAACCACCCCATGTATGGTCACCACTAATGTCAAACGACCAAGAACCATCTTGTGCATTATCTACTTGGTGTCCAAACATACAGTCACCATAAGAAGCACCACCATTGTTGCCAGTTTTTCTAAACACCACCATTACAGAATGTGAACTGTTGTAAGTATAAAATCTTCCATTTGAATCAGAAGTTTTCATACCACTAATACTGTTTGATGGCATAGATAGAGTTTTTTGATTATTAAAGTTTGAGTCAGAACTAGAATATGACAAGTCACCATAAGTTCCAAATGAAGTAAAATCATAACCAGACACACTATCTGTCCAAGTAAAGGAAGAACCGTTGTCTGTAATGTTTTCACTCTGCCACCATGAAGATGCAGTCTGTGGACGAATTACTAGATTAAATGTTCTAGTGGTGGTATTTTCTCCATCTGAAGCTGCAGCAGTAAAGTTTTTGGTTTCTTCATTACCACTAAGGTTTGTTGGGTCACCACTCAATGTTCCGTCAGAATTAACTGTGATACCAATATCACTCAATGTAGAACCAGATTCAGAAAATGTAATCGAACCCCCTTCTGGGTCTGTAGCAGAAAGTGCTGTTCCATAGTTTGTATAACTATTTGTGTCTGGGTCATTTCTATCCCAAATCGTATCTACTGTTGCATTTGTAGTTGTAACAAAAGTTGGAGAGGCATCAACATTTAGTGAATCTGCAAGAGTGATTGCAAGTCCAGTATTATTTGTAACCTTTACAGAGTATGCTTCTTGAGCATTATCAAATGAAGTTCCGTCAAAGGTTACAACCAGTTCTGTTGCAGAATTTCTTGTTACTGTCGATGCCGTAATAGTAGAACCATCTTGACCAATTGCAGTTACAGTTGCACCAGAAGAGAAGTTATCACCAGTAAGAGTAATCTGGTCAGCACTATCAGAACTAGCAATAGATGTTGGTGAAATAGAAGTTAGTGTTGGGGGAGCATCAATCGCTCTCCAACCAGAACCATCATATTGTTCCAATTTGCCAATATCTGTATTGTGTCTTATGTCACCAGTTTTTCCAGTTCCCCTTTGAGCAGCAGTTCCAACTGGCATTCTTGCTGCTTCTGTTCCACTGAATTCTGGGTTAATCTGAGAGTTATCTAACTCAGTCTGTAGTCCATCAACTGTTGCTACTAGAATTTTATCAATTGCCATATTTCTTTATCCTATCCGTTAATTCAATGCAACCCAAGCAGAACCATCGTATCCTTGGAATTGAGCAGTTCCACCACCGTCACCATCTGTTACGAAAGCAATCATACCA